TTCGCCTAGCGGCATAACCTCAACGGGTGGGGCACCAGACCTTGGAACAGAACTGGTGCCATTTTTGACATCAGTCTATCTGTTGTTTATAAATACATATGAGCATCACCTTAACGGGCTCATTTTCTAAATGTAAAAGTCAGTATAAAACGCTTAAAAACTAAATAAATTTGTTGTTTGTTATAATAAAAAATAATGGCGTCAGAGTCAACGCCATCAGTGCGTTAGAACTTCTGATCAAAATGTTACTATATTAAAAAAACGTGTAAATTGTAAAAAATTGTAAAAGTTAAGGAAAGATAGAGGGTGGAAACACCCTCTATTTTTTTACCTTGACACATCACACCACAGTGCCACATATTAATAAAACACAAATCTTTTAGAAAAACACATGACTAAAAAACCCACTGAAGAAATTGTAAAACTCACAGATTTTCAACATCATCGCCTGCGCACAGAGATGTATCTGGGCAGTAGGAATATCCATACCCAGACCGTAATCAACTGGGATGGTAGCAGGTTGGCAGCACAGGAGGTTTCCTGGACCCCAGCAGCCTATTGTGCTTTCCGTGAAATTTTTGACAACAGTCTGGATGAGGTTATTGGTCATGGGCATGGCACCAAGATTGATGTCTCTTATGACCCAGATACCTTGACATTCGGTGTGGCAGATGATGGCAGGGGCATTCCAATCGACTGGGATGAAAACGAGCGAATGCACAAGGCAACGCTGGCTCTTACTCAAAGCAGGGCTGGCAGAAACTTTGGCAAGCGTGAAGAAGTTCGTGGCACCAATGGCATTGGCAGCAGTGTTGTAGTATCCTGCAGCAAAGAATTCTCGGTGGATATCCGCAGAGATGGTAAGAGGTTTCAACAGACTTTTCGTGAGGGTTCGGAACTGCTACCAGAATTGGATATCAGTGAGCCTAGAATTTTTCGTAGTTCAGGAAAATCAGGAACAGAAACTCAATTCACACTGAGTTCTACAGTTTTTCCCACCGCAAAGATCCCACTGGAATTTGTGCGTGCCAGAGTGTTTGAAGTTGCGGCAAATCATCCAAAAATTCGCTTTACTTTCAATCGTGAAAAAATAGTAGTTGGCAAGAGTGTGGATAAGACCCTGTTTCCGGCTCAAAGCCCTGTATCTATCTCAATCACAGAAGACAACTTTGCCAGCACTTATTATCTACTGCCTAACTTTGCGCCAGAAGGTGAGTATCTTCACAGCACAGTAAATGATATTCCAGCATTTAATGGTGGACAGCATATTGATACATTCAAGAGACTGTTCTTTAGCGGGATGCTTAAATCCTTGGAAAGAGAAAGCAAACGCCGTGGATTAACCCCCAATCGCAGTGATATTGCTGAGGGTATGCTGATTTACAATACCACCAGAATGCATGCACCCAACTTTGATAGTCAATCAAAAACTAGATTAATCAATGACGAGGTTGACAAATATATCAAGGCTAGCTTGGATGATGAGAATACATTCAAGAGCATCATTCGTGGCAATAAATCCTGGGTTGATAGCATCTATGCTAGGTGTGCGGCACGCACACAAAAGCGTGATGATGCTGATCTCCAAAAGGCTAACAGAAAACTCCTACGCACAAAAATTCCCAAGTTACTTGATGCCAATGCTAGAAATCGCAGCAATTGCATACTTTTAATTTGTGAAGGGGACTCAGCCAAAAGCATGATATCTGCCGTTCGTGACCCAGAAATTCACGGTGCTTTACCACTGAGAGGTAAAATTCTAAATGTTCGCGGTGAAACTCCCAAGACCATTATTGAGAATCAAATAATAGCAGATATAATGACTGCCATTGGCATTGGTCTAGGACAACCTGCTGATAGACGAGAACTACGCTATGGTAAAATTTATCTAGCTGCTGACCAGGACCCAGATGGAGCAAATATCACAGCACTCTTGGTTAATTTTTTCTATCTGCATTGGCCAGAACTATTTGACCCAAATTTACCACCAGTATTTTATGTGTTTCAAACACCGTTTATTATTCAAGAAAAGGGTAAAAAGCGATACTATTGGTATGCGGATGATTATCAAAACTACAATCCAGAAGATTGGAAAGGTGCTCCTAAACCAACCCGTGCAAAAGGTCTAGGTAGTTTGGAAGAAGCGGACTGGATTCATAGTTTGACAAATCCCAGGTTGGTTCCTCTTATTGATGATGGCAATCTAGCAGAAGCACTGGATATGATTTTTAACGAAAAACGAACATTAGACAGAAAAATTTGGATTGAATTGAATTAATATGGGTGAATTTATCTATTGTACAAGTCTTGACCATGCAAAGTGGTTCATTGACCCAGAATCACCGTGCGTAGAATTTACCACAAAGGAACTTGACGAACATGATGGTAAAAGATTTGCCATTAAAAATTGGATAGAATCAAACTGTGCGGGCAAAGTGTGGATGTGGAACGGTGTTAGTTCACCATCAGCAGGAAGTATGAACTGGGGTCACAAGATTATTCCACAAGGTTGTGGTAACTTTTATTTTGAAAATGACGAAGATCGCATACTATTTTCCTTAACATGGAAGTAATTATATGCGAACAAAACAAATGAAAAACCAAAGAAAAAAGTGGGCGGAATAAGTCAAAGATGCAATCATATCCGGTTGACAACGAACAGCATATTATCAAAATTGGCCAAGCGTGGTTAAATGCTGATAGCGAGTTTACACAATGGCATATTGACCATATATTCCAAGTCCTATGTGGAAATTTTGTAACTTGGTGTGATGAACAGTATAGTGACTGCCACAAATTTTTCCGTCATGAACAACTAGATGATGATTATGGGGTTAAATTAAAGATACAATGGTTTGTAGAATTCCAAAACCTGGATGCCAAAACTCATTTTTCATTAACATGGCATGACAGTTTGCCTAAAGCATGAACTCTAAAATAGAACACGGGATATAAAATGACAGATACTACCACTTTCATCAAAGACAGCAGCAGAGAATATTCAATTTATGTCTGCCAAAGCCGTGGCATACCAAGTATTAGTGATGGTCTCAAGGATGCACAGCGAAAGGCACTGGATGTTATCAAGCCAATAGGAGATAAAATTAAAACAATCAGCCTTGCTGGCTTAATGATCAGTTCTAATCGTTATCTGCATGGTGATGCTGCTGCATGTGATACGATATCCCTGATGGCAGCACCGTACTGCAATAATGTCCCACTGCTATCAGGTATAGGTGCATTTGGAACCAGGGTTGGACCAGACGACTGGGGTGCACCTCGTTATACCTATGTAAAGAAAAACTCTTTTACCGAATCGTTGGTCTTTCAAGATTATGATATTGTACCGATGAAAGAAAACTATGATGGCAGTGTGCTGGAGCCTCGACATTTTTTACCGCTTATCCCACTGGTATTACTAAATGGGGTCAGTGGTATTGCGGTTGGCTGGAGCACAGAAATTCTGCCACATAGCCTGTCTGGTTTAATAGATGCTACACTGGCTGCGATTGATAACAAGAAAAAACTACCTGATTTATTACCATGTTATGAATATCTTGGCTGCACAGTCAGGGGCATCGGTGATAATGCCTATGAATTTACAGGAAAAGTTGAAATTGATGGTAGCAGTGTGATTGTAAAAGAACTGCCACCGGACCTGAGTTTGGAAAAGTTCAAGGGCAGGCTAAACAAATTGGAAGATGAAGAAAAAATCCAAACCTATGTTGACCGTAGTACCAAGGATATCAACATTGAAGTTAGATTCAAGCGTGGAACTATTTCAGATTGGACAGAAGCCAAAGCACTGGAGTTTCTAAAACTCAGCAGCAAGACTACCCAACGACTTGTAGTATTAGACTGGGACGGCAATAATATCAAACAGTATGATTCTACCGAGTCTCTCATCAGAGACTTTGTTGAATGGCGAGTGGGATTTTACACAGTAAGATATCAAAAATTAATCCGAGATGCTACATACCAACTAAATTGGAATCTGGCACTAAAGCAGTGCTATGACAAAGGATTACCCGCATGGTTGCCTAAAGCACAAACTGCTGCTGAAGTTGTGGAAAAAATTAAAACAATCTGTAATAAGATTGACGTAGATGCTGACCAGATAGATAGAATTTCAGCACTACCAAGTTATCGCTGGGCACGAGATAGTTATGAAAAGACTCTGAAAAATATCGCAGACTTGACGGCAACCATCACAGAGTATAATATCATCTTAAATGATCCGCAGCGGATTCGTGCTATCTACCGTCAGGAAGTAGCAGCACTGAAAAAACTGCCAAAAACTGAGCGATAAATATTATCATGAAAGCCCGAGACCTACGACCCCGAAGAAAACAAGGGGCAGGATGTTTGATTTTCTGTCGTTCAACAGATAGATTTTTAATGATTCTTCGCAGTGATTTAGTTCCAGTAGCCAACACCTGGAGTCTACCAGGAGGTTCTGTTGACCATGGTGAAACTCCAGAGCAAGCGGCTCGTAGAGAAGTCATGGAAGAAATTGGGTATCGTTTATCAGACCAACCACTGCGTCTGATTTATACAAATGAAACCCATGCCCCAAGGTTTAAATTTTATACATATGCTGCTACAGTGGGGGATGAATTTCAGCCTAAATTAAACTGGGAAAGTTCTGACCATACATGGTGTGATTTAGATAATCTTCCTGCTCCGCTACATTGGGGAATGAGTCAATTGCTTGCATTTGACCAGGCCGCAGAAAAACTTAAAAGTTTTGTTGACGCTGAAAAAAATCGTCATCGTTGATTTTCATTGACAAGCATAGAAAAACGAGTTAAGGTAAGAGCAGGAGATTGTTATGGACCTGCTTGATCTTAATGAAGTAAAACAACTACTTAACGACAGCAAAAAGTGTGTTATTGGAGTTAGTGGAGGTATTGATAGTATCTCACTACTGCATTGGTTTGCACAAAATCGTTTACACTTTAACTGTGAAATTCAAGCAATTCATGTGGACCATGGCATTCATCCTGATAGTAATCACTGGGCTAAATTTGTTCAGGATGAGTGCAAACGGGTTGGAATTCCAATTGTATCAAAACGTGTTGAACTTACTGGACTTGGTAATAATTTAGAATATGCAGCAAGAAAAGCACGATATCAGGTGTTTTGTAGTAGTGGCGCCGATACGATTATTTTAGCACATCATGCAAATGACCAGTGTGAAACTTTTTTGCTTAAACTATTTCGTGGCAGTGGTATTAGAGGTTTAAAGAGTATGCAGCAGGTAAGCACCTGCTGGTATGACCATAGAATCAAAGTGGTTCGACCAATGCTAAAATCCACCAAAACCACGATTGAAATGTGGGCAGAAGAGCAGGGTATCACTGGTATTCTTGACCCAAGCAATCATGACAATCGTTATGATAGAAATTTCCTGCGTAATAAAATCTGGCCGCAAATTCTTGATAGATTTGGTGTAGCCGATGTCAATACCATGAGAAGTATTCAACATATCGAAGAAGCCTGGGAACTTACCAGTCAGTTGGCTGATATTGACATCAATTCGGTTAGACTATCGGATAATAGCCTAGATTGGGTAAAAACCCAGGAATTGGGATATCTCAGAATTAAAAATATGATTCTGCGGTTACTTGGACAAGAAGAAGTCTATAGTTTCAGCGTTGGGCAAGTAGAGCAGTTTGCACGTGGATTATTGTCTGCGAACATGGATAATCGCAACCAATTAGTAACAAAAAATTTAATTCTCACCAAGGTAGGAAAACGCATTGTTTTAGAGCGAGTTATCCAAAAAGCTGCTTGACACACACCGAGAAAATTTTGTAAATTTACTAATGTCCATTCGTTCCGCCCTAATTGTAATTCCAACAACTGGTGCAGAATACCTTGCCGATGCTGTTGCCAGTGCTACAACACAAACTCATAAAAATACCGAAGTTTTGGTGATCATAGATGGACCAGAATATGAAGATCGTGCCAACCAGATTTTACACCGGTTTCCTAGTGTCAAAAAAATGACACTGCCTTGGAATACCGGTAAGAATGGATGGTATGGTCATAGAATTTATTTTCTATCCGCACCACTGGTGGACCAAGATTATTGGCTGGCTCTAGATCAAGACAATTGGTTTGAACCGGACCATGTGGAAAAAATGATCCACACCTGTGAAACAAAAAATCTTCGTTGGTGTCATAGTCTGAGAAAAATCTATGACGCCAATGGTCGTTATATCTGTGATGATGACTGTGAAAGTTTAGGCAGGTATCCTATATTTCTAGATGGAGATCATCATCTGGTTGATACCAGCACCTATTGTATTAAACGAGATGTAATTGTTGCTCTGGCACCAGCCTGGTATAGTGGCTGGGGTGGAGATAGACGCTTCTACAGCATTATCTCACAGCGTGTTCCAGAGTTTGACTGTAGTGGCGAAGCCACAGTATGCTACAGGTTAGATGGCAATCCTAATTCAGTGAACGCCGACTTCTTTCTAAATGGTAATCAAATTCAACGGCAGAAATACACAGGTGTGTTTCCATGGAGGAAGTAACTGGGTGGCATTCTGCAGACATACGCAAAGAAGTATATGACGATGTTAAACTTGGACAATTAAGTCAGCGTTTTATCGCTTGGAAAGAAAATCGTCGTGGAAAAGTGAAAATTAATCTGCCGAGGGTTGACGACGGACTTATGAGTTATAGTATTAAAAAAATATTCTTCGAGCGACAGGAGGATTTGGTTGATTATCTGTTGTCATTTGAGGAAATACCAAAAACCAATGACTGAGCAGATTTTTATGCACCATATATGTTCCAATAACCATATATGGTGCCGGAAATATTAGTATCCTGGGACCTACTACACTCAGTTTTAGCACAAGATATAGTTCAGTAAACAGCGCCAGCGACGCTGATGGCGACATTTAAGCACTGTTCCAACAGTATCTTGTTATTCAGGTCATCCGCTGCTTCAGCAACTCTTACCATGTTGGCTAAATCCTGCATCAGGTCCACATACTCTGCTTGAGAAATCTGTCTGCTGTCTAATGCCTGTTGATACTGTAATGCTTGAGCAGCATTGCGTGCTATCATTTGATTCGCACTGGCTGCGAGAAAATTCAAATTATTAACGACCTGACTCATAGTAGTTTCAACTTATTCCCTTCACTTTTGGTTATTAGTCTAGCAGTATCATAGATGTTTTTTACTTTTTGTTTGCAGAAGAACTGGCTTACATTGCCTTTATGTAACATATCTCTAAATCTGTCTATCTCATCCAATTGCTCTGTGAGCATTTTAACAAGGTCAGTGTCGCCTCTGCCAGCAGCGTCTTCCAATGCCCACACAGTGTCATTGTAAATTCGGATGAAATTTGCCTGCATACTATCTGTGGTAGCACAAACCGCATCACCATTTCTGGTAATAACAGCAACATCTACCATGCGATCATAATTTGTTTGACTGAACTTTGCGGCGCAGCCAGATAATATCAGACATAACGCAAGTAAATATTTCATAAAACTATTTATGTCTAGTATAATTACCTAATTGTCATGCAGACTTTTTATCATACAGGGTGGAGACCAGATACAATATCTATCGCTTGGGACCTTGGCAACTATTGTAATCAAGATTGTTCATATTGTCTTCTTGTTCACAAAGCAGGCAATTTTTCCAATGGATCCTGGGAAATTGTAGAAAGTTTTGCCGATAAGTTATTGGTGTTTTGTGAAAAAGCAGGTCTAATACCTGAAATCCGTTTTGGAGGCAGTGGTGAAACAACGGCAGTGCCATACTTTGGCGACCTTTTAAGAACGCTTAATAACAGAGCCAGATGCAGCATTGAAACCAATCTCTCACCGTCAATAGAATGGTGGGAAAATCACGGATATATGATAAGTGGAGTGCATGGTACTATACACTATGAATATACTACGCTACGTGAATCTGCTGAAAAAATCCAAAAAATTATGGAAATATCTAATAGAGTCCGTGTAACTGTACCCATGTTACCTGATAGATTTCAAGAGCAATTAGATGACATATCATGGATGAATGATACTCTTGGTATATCAGTGGGGATGCAGGCTCTTTTCATCAATCCAACTGACCCACTTCTTTTACATAGTGACTACACCCCAGAGCAGCGAGAAATTTTAATTGGAACAGATACAACAGACATTTATGTTATAAAATCTGACACTGATAAAAATAAAACCATGACTCATAGTCAGGTTCACTGGAGTGAAAATGATAGTTTGCGGGAATTTACAGATTGGCAGTGTTATGCTGGTATTGACACACTTGTAATAGATAGCAGAGGCTATGTTAGGCGAGGATGGTGTACACAACACACCATGGAACAAGTGCATATGAGTGAATGGCAATGGAGTTTAGAACCGCAAGCATGTAGAATGATGTGGTGCAGACATTCACACGACCTATTAGCCAGAAAAACCAAGGATTATTAAAATGCGAGTAATTTTTTGCTTGCCCGGAAAACAATTTAGTAACAATTACTTTAATTCTTGGAACGCAACAGTTTCTACTCTAAATGAAAACGGTATTGCTTTCGCATATAGTATGGTCTATGACCCAGTGGTATATTATACAAGAAACAGAATACTTGGTGGACAAAATACCAATGGCAAGGAACAAAAACCCTGGCAGGGACAGATATCATATGATAAGATGATTTGGATTGACAGTGATATTGTTTGGAAATCAGAAGATGTTTTGGCCTTATTGAACAGCGATAAACCCGTCACTGCAGGAACTTATCTTATGAGTGATGGACAAAATTTTCCCATAGTGGAAAATCTTGATTTCAATCATCTTGCCACTGCTGGTACTTTTCAATTTATGAGTCAGGATGCCGTTCGCGCCAAAACTGCTCCATTTAAAGTTAGTTATACTGGATTTGGATTTATCTGTGTGAATGCTGGTGTATTTGAAAGCATGGAATATCCCTGGTTTCAACCTCGCTGGATAAGTGGAGGAAACTTTCACGATTTTTGTGCGGAAGATGTGGGATTCTGTTGGACTGCCCAGGAACTTGGACACGAAATCTGGGTTGATCCTGCCATAAAAGTTTTACACGAAAAAACTGTGCTGCTCTAAAAATTCTCTTGACATCTGCCGCTGAATACACTATATTAAAAATCAAGGGAAGCATGCAGCAAACCAAAATTGCATTTCGGAGCAAACCAAAGTCTTCCCGCTTTTGTTCTTTGATTTTAGGGATCGGTGCAGCAACACCTTAAATTTGGCAATGCTGGAGAAATACCAGCAAAAGCAGGAGCCCAGCCTGTTGAAATAAGGGCACAACGATCCCGATTTAAACTATGGATGGCTACAGCAACTATTACATACAACAGATTTTCAAGGCGACTTGTAAAATCAGCCTGTCTGGGGTTAGCCAGAATCGGGCTTGCACGATG